AAAAGCTCCTGCATTGTTATATTGAATCTGTGTATCTGAACCTGCTGGAGTACTTCCTCCACTTCCTCCTGATCCTGGTTTTGATGATAAAAATGACATAAAATTTAGTTTTGTTTATTTATTAAAACTTTGTTTAATTCAGATATAAGAATATTTAACTCTTTAATATTATCTGAGTTAACTGTAACGACCTTGTGTACAGTTTCTGTTAATTGATTGATTTGCCATGTAACTCGCTCGTACACTGGTACAAGGTTCGAAAGACTCAATTCTATATCTTTCTTTTTTAAATCTAATTCATTAACTTCTTTTTTGAGAGATGTTAATGTGTTTTCCATTTGAATTTTTTCTACTATTTTAAACGCAAGATCTTGCGAAATAAGTAATGAACGTTCTTCTTCTGCATCTTCCAATATACTTAATTGACCTTTTTTAAAATCTATCAATTTGTCTATTTCTGTCATAGACTGTGAAGATTCACTTAAATCCTTTAATAAGGATTCTTTTTCGTTCCTTAAAGGAACTAATTCTGCAATTAGTTTATCTCTCTCTTCTGCAAAAGATCGTAAAGTTATTTCTTGATCTTGAGTCATATTAGTAACGTCGTGAATAAACAACTGATCCTGTAAAATTTACTGCTCCTGAAAGATCTAAAATAAAATCTTCACTAGGACGGCATTTGAATCGAGGAACTCCATCATCACCAGGTATATCATCTAGTGTAAGACCTTGAGCTGTATCTAAATCAAATTCTGCAAGGACTCGTGATCCAGCTTTCATTTGAATAGTTACTGCTGCTGCTGCACTACCAATAACCTCATGAACATAGATCCATGACTCAGTATCTCCGGTAACAATAACATTGTTACCACTTGAGCTTATATCAATAGGTAAACTTATTTTACCTTCATGTACATCTGTTAACATATATTTCAAATGGATAGATTAGCCTACCCAATAACGAACCCGAATTTATTCGGACACGCTATGGAAAGACTACGATTATGTAGTAACTTCGTCTCCAGCACTTGCCATCCAAGTTTGCATGTTAGATCCACCCATGATTGCCACTGAGTTGAAGTTAGATACAAAGTCTTGGTTACCTGGTGCATCGTAGAATACAGGTTCAGCTTTTGAAGCCATAGCTTCAATGTACTGGAATCCGTAATCTTCGTTTTTCATGTTTCGGTCAGTCAAGAAGAACATAGTTCCTGTTAGACCAAGACCTCCCCATGGTGCAAGTTCAACAATTTCAAATGTGTCAGTCGCAGGAGCGTTGTTAAAGATGTTAGTCTGGTTAGGAGCAATACCTTTATCAATAGTTCCTTTGATAGTCTTAGCAAGTTGAGCAGTGTTAGAACCTTTTCGGCAGATAAGAGTGTTGAAATCAATCATCATTGGGTTACCACGTCCGTCTTTGATCAATGATCCTTGACGTCGAGCAGCAAGCAATGCTGAGTATGAAAACACTGGTGATGGTGTAAGTCCGTCAACGATAACGTTTGACCAAGTTGCACCTCCATCTTCTCGTGGGTGAGCAGTGTCCCAGTAAGAAACATTGTCAGCACCAAGAGTTGAAACAAGAGTAGGGTTACCTACAACGTTCAACGGAACCCACACGAATGATGTTCCCCAACCATTAGCAAGTAATGATTGTCCAAGGTAACTTTTAGATTGTTCAATAGCTTTCAAACCGTCGATTACTTTCTTTTTAACTTCAGCTTTGATTTTAGCCGCAGGTGAGTCAAATAAGAAGTAGTTTGATAGGTAAGAAATACGAACTTTCTTAGTGAACAATACTTGAGTATAGTTCTTTGTGAATCCTTGAATCGGCGCATCTGAAGCAGCGATTGCTCCATCTGGGATGATTTCAGCCATTCCAAGACCTGTAATACCAGTATCTGTATAGATACGTTCATTATGTTCGATCTTGTTCATGTATTTCAAATATTCTTTGAATTCATCAGTAGACACACGTGGAATGATGTGTTTCATTACGTTGTTTACGATTGTTGCGTAACCATTTAGATATCCATCCATATAATTTTCTTAAAATAGAATTAATAATTTAGTATTAAACGAATCGAACGATAATTTTCTTATCAGCTGCGGCTCCGTAAACACCCATTTGTTCGACCACTCCGTTCGCGTCATCAGTACCAGTGTTGTTTACTGTCAAAGAGTCAGTAAGCACCATTCGTTGGTTAGTATGCGCTGTGTTAGAGTTGTTAGTACAATCTGCAATGTAAGTATCATTTTCAAAGATTTGATTGATACCTAATTGAGTCAAAGCGTCTCCAGCAGAAATTGATTCTGTTGAAACACCTTTAATTTCTGATCGAGCAGCTGAAGAAGTAGCTGGAGCTGAAAGCCCTGAAGCTGCTTTTACAATTACTTGTTCTTCTGTGATTACTGTTCCAGATGCTTTGTTAGCCACAATTCGTGACCGTGAAGGACCTGCAACTACGTTTAGTTTAAATGACATATAAAAAAGCGATATATCGTTATGATACACCGCTCTTTCGTTCATTTAATCAAGTATAAGTTCACGAGCTCTGTCTTCAGAAATTCCCGCAGCTTTCATTTCGTCAACGGACTTTTGTTGATCTGGTGTTAAACCATTTCGAACGATAGTACCGCCTGGAAATTGCATTGCGTTAACTTTATTTTGGACATTAGCTCCTTTAAGTACTCTCTCTTCAATAGATTGAGTAGGCTTAAACATAGCACTTCTTGCAAGTTCTAACACCTGAGCTATTTGAGTTCCTGTTTTTCCATCTATTTTGTAGTTGGAATCGAAGAAATCGACGAAAACGTCTCGAACATTTTGGTCTGAAAACTCTGGATGTTTAGAAAAGAAAGAATCTATAATAAACTTATTTTCAGTCTGTATTTGTTTTTCAGCTAGAATTTCATCTAACTCATCAACACTTACAAACTTCCTTTGACTGCCGTCATCCGGCTGAACACTTGAGGGTGCATCATCACGATTTTGTGAAAATTGCGACCTATTGCTGTTAATTAAATGACCAAATTCTTCCCGAAATTTCTTCAGTTCTTTCTGAACTTCTGATCTCTCATCATCTGTCGCTGCAGTTTCGCGCTTTTTAAGCATTTCTGAAATCTGTAAACGTACAGCATATGATTCTTCTGATTCGAATGGTCCCTTTACAGGTACTCGTAAATCATAAGAGGTATTCTTTTCGTCAGTTTGAGCCTCTTGCGAAGGAGTTTCTACGGCAGTCTTAGAAACGTCTGTACTCTCAGGAATTTCTTCCTTTATTTCTACAGTTTTAGATGGAACGCCATCCTCGTGTTCAGCCTTTTGTTCTTGAGAACTAGCACCTGCAATCGTGTCGTTGATTAGCTTATCCAACTCTAGGTCGGAATCATCATCAACAATCACATCTTGCGCTTTTTGTTCTTCATTTTCCATGTAGTACATCCACTATCGCGGGATGAAACGATCTACATACTAGTATTATACGACCTTTTAAAAATTAATGCAAGTAATTAGCGACTATCATATTTGATCATTGTCGCTATTTTCTTTAATTCAGCCTTTAGTTTGTCAAAGTTGACACTTCCGTCTGGAATAAAAGAAATTGCATGTAGCTGATAATCTCCAAGAATACAATCTTCCTGACTATTGATATCAGTATATTTTAAAGGTATTAAAACACTGTACACTTCTTTGTCTCGAGCTTTCAAAAATACAAAATTGTCTTGTGGTTTGAAAGTTTTATCAAAAATTTCGATAAGTTCTGGTCGTTCCAATGGATTTACTGGAAGTCCGCATGCTTTATTGAAAAAATTTGGAGCAATAGCTGTTTCACCAGGTTTTGCGTAGAAGTAATCTTTTACATCAACGTTTTCACCTCGTGTATTTTTCAATATTTGAGGTTCAACAGTAACTTTTTCAAATGAAAGGTCATGTTTTTGAACTTCAACTACTTGAGGAGCTGTTTCAACAGTTTTTTCCTCAGATTTATCTCCTTGTGATGCTTTTAATTCAGCAATTTCAGCTTCCAGTGCTGCAACTTTTTCAAGCTGAGCTTTTTCTGCTTCTTTTGCAGCTTTTTCTAATGATTTTTGTTCTTCTGTTTTTGCCATAGCAAGAATAACATAGGTATCCGCCTATGACGGGTTCTTTGCTAATAATATTTCTACTAGGATGAACCTCCTAGTAGCAGATTTTTAAAGGACTCATAGAATTTTTTAACAAAGTTGAGACAACTCTTTGGAGTTTGTTTCTTTGTTTTTTTAATAAGCTCAGGAGTAACGACAAAGCCTTCACGATCTTTGTCTATCTTTGCAATATTGAAAGCCTCTTCTATAAGAGCAAATTCCAATGGGTAAGGATGTTCATATGCTAAGTGAATAGTTTCACCTGCTTTGAAATCTCTTTCAAGAGTAGCTGCAATATTCCGTGTAACATATACAACGTTGATCCGTTCTGTGTCAACGAATGCAGGAGCAAGTTCGTCAGAATTTACATAGTGAGAAAGCAGTTCAATAAGCTTATCGGCAGAAATTTCAAATCCATCTTTTTTTGTAGATGTAAATTTAATAAGTCTTTTCTTGATAGCCTCAGGAGTATGCTTGATCTCAACAGTATAATCTTTCTGTTCTGATTTCATTCCCGCAACTTTTTTAGATGCAACTTTTTTTGTTGCTTTATTTTTTTTAATCGGGGTTTTCATAAATTCCTTGTTTATAGTTTTCTATTTTTAGAAAAAATCTTCCAATAATAGCTGCCTCTGCTTCCAGAGTTACAGCGTTCACAACTGTTTTATGTTCGGTATCACCAATAACAGATGGAAACTCAGTTTTGCACTCGTTCAGCAAATCAATAACATGATTTATATTACTGCTTTTTGCTAGATTTAATTTTTCAGCATTTGTTAACATATTTTTTATTTATTAGGTGTCATTGGCATAGATGCCGCATAACCAAGCGATCCATCAATTACGGAACCTACCGGTCCTTGAGGTGATGGAATTTCTTCCATTGATTGTGGGTCCATAGGATTTGCGCCGTCCTGAGTCATCCCCTGCCCAGGTGCTGATCCTTCCCCATCTTCTGGATTCATTTGCTTGTTAATTTGTTGCATTGCCATTTGAGATGCCGGTAATTGTTCCGCTAGAATTTCTTCATAGGTCACTTTAGAAATATAATCAAATATATTCTTTCGGTATTCCTTGAGGAACTGTTCGAATGATCTTAATTGTGACGCAGCTGCTTGAGGATCCTGCATTCGAATCGCAAATATCTGAGATATTGAGTTCTGAATAATCGGATAGATTTCAGCGAACTGTTGTCGTTGAATTTCTTCTGACGGCAAGAGCATTGAGTTTGGATCAATTACGAAGTCGATATAGTGCGACAATTGTCCGTAATAATCCAACTGATCATACAATTTTTTAGCAGATACTTTTCGTTCTGGAACATCTTCTATCAATTTCCCCCCTTCATCAAAATCGAAATTAAGACGCAAGTTAGGAGAAGCTGCTACTGCAAAACCTTTGAATGTATCACTTTCGTCGATGATAGGTTCTGATTCTACATAGTAGTCAGGGTTTTGCATTTTGAATTCTTGAAGCTGGTCTTCGTTTGAAATAAGAAACACTTTGTCAACTGAGAACAATTGCTTTGTCCATGAGTTTGCAATAAGTGCATCAATTTCCAAACCGTCTACCACGTTGTTTCGAGCAATCACCAATCGGTTCTGTGCTGCCTCTTTCAAGATCAATGTTGAACCAAGAGTGTTTTCAGAGCTTGATCCTGCAATGATGTTGTTTACACCAGTGTTGTCTTCGATGTTTTGTTTTTGTTGATTAGCAAATTGAATACCAGCCTGCAAGTTCGCACTTGTTTTCACAACGTCGATACTTGTCCCTGGAGTTTTTGGGTTAACGATGTTCGGTCCTCGTTTGTACATCGCAGTACCATTTTGTACTTGTGCCCCGAAGAGTAATGGAAAGATTTCCGCCTCAACTTGCTGTGCATTCAATGAGTTGATGTAGGTATAAATTGCTGTGTTACCGCGCATCATTTCGTAAAGTCCAACTCCGTACGGATCGTTCATTCCTCGTGAGAAACATTGTACTACAACAACTGATCCGTATGAATCGTCGTTAGGAAGTTCCCCATCATAGATTACCATTTCTCCACAAGCAACAATGAAGCGGTTCAATAGAACGTTTTCGTAGTAACTGATAGTTACGTGAGTCTTAGATTTTTCAAAGTTTTCTGCGCGCGCTTCATCAGTAACTCCGATACAGTAATCAAGTTTATCGTCGTAACCTTCTGCTTCTGGATACATAGCAAGGAATTGATCTTTCGGCATATCCTTTTCATAATACACTTCAAATTTTGAAAATGTATCATAGTTGTTTGTACCTACTCCGAGCCATGTTCGTTTTGGATCCATTGGCTCTCGATACACATCATCAAAAAGAACTTTTGCAACTCCGTTTCGTTCAACCTGAACTCGTCGTGGGTATACACGCCAAGCAGCCCATCCATATGTAAATAGGTTTTGATAAGTGCTCATCAATGTTGTATTTCCGTTCGCAAGTCGGTTTCTCCATCCTCGTTTCCATAGTTCGTATGCAGTCTTCGCATATACTTTAGAATCAGAAAAAGTCTCCGCATCCGGCAATTTACTACCGAGTACTGAAGCTGCTGTAATAATTTTTGAGAACGCGAGTGGTTCCTGTGCAACTGGCACACCTGATCGGTTCTGATCGCGCCCTGATAGTTTCTGTGGATACACATTCATGTCGGTATTACCGAGTGCGTTCTTCGTGTACGTCATAACAGAACCCCATCCAGATCGTTCGTATAATTTCTCACCGTACGATACCGTTGTGTTCACGATATTCGCATCAATTTCATCAGAAAGATTATCGAATTTTTTTCGATATTGAGATTCTTTCATCTCTTTCTTTTTATTCGCAAGAAATTCCAAAGTTTTTTTGTCCTTTGCCATTTCTGGGCTGTCAGTCATGACAGGGGTTTCGGTTTTTCGTTTAGCCATAGATATATTATACAACTAATAATAAAAAATTACAACACAAATTTCTAGTCTTCATTAAAAATCAACTGCATGAGTGATTTTTCGCTCGTTGGAGCTTCCATTGTCTGCTTCCCGTACTGAAATAATATCGCATATCCGATCGCTGTCGCCATAATAACGT